TGTTTAATTGCTATAGAGCGGCACTCTCAAAGAGAGCAGCCTAAATCGGGTTACTTAATCAATGTAACAATGCCAGAGGTGATTACGGAGTAGTCGCATTTGGTAAAGAGTATTTTTAGACCGAAAATCAGGTCATTGAAGCAGCTGGATAGAAAATAGAAGAATATCAACACTAAAACTGGAGAGCAAAAATCAGAAGGGGTATATAATTTACCTGCAAATAATATGCAGATGACTGGATCAGTCATTTGGTCATAGCTATAGTTATGACCTACGTCTACAGATCCCCATGGTTCATGGCACTTTACTTGATGATGGCAGGAATCTGTTATCACATGGACTTGGATGACGTAAGAATAGCGGTTTAAACTCATTTGAGTAAAATGTTCTACACTGACATGTACGTCGGATCCAGAAGTAGAAAATACGGAGATCATCCCGGAAATAATAAATCAAAGCCTATGAATGCTACAGCATCATCATACCTAGACAAAGCTATACAAAAGTTTAAGTCATTAGGTATTACTATCAATTAAGAGAAAATGAAGAAAAACATTGTTTCAAAATTAAAAGGCAAAAAGATAATGAGAGCAAAATCTTTATTACAAAATATCTGTAGAAACGTAACAAAGTAAGGTACTGACGCTAAAGTAATCTTGAAGACATTTTAATAATCATAGATGACATATGAACCAATTTATTAAAAATAATACTAACCATTCGAAAGAAAAACAAAAACTTCAAGAATCCACAGAAAATCAACAGCGCATTTAAAATCAATATCTTAGAGATCAAAATTTCATCAATTATTCCAATTTGCTGACGAAATAGATCTCGACCTCATGGACCCAACGGTTGAAAACTTTCAAACTCAATGGAACAGAAAAACTGAATAATAAGGACTTTATAGAATGCATGTCCCAGCCGCTAGATTTATTAAAGACTGTTTAATACCAGGACTGTCACCAGTCACATTAACATACAGCGCCTAAAAACTAGATCATAATTTATATCACAACTTACTCGCTCAATGCACATGTAATAAACCAGTGATGAACGATTATGTTAGAACCGGAATTTAATTTGAAGATAAAAAGGGGTTATTTAGAAATGTAGCTCATGAAGGATGTATAATTAATTAATATTACTCGATATTGGGTAGACATGGTGGAGGTAGACTTCATCCTGATCTAGACCTATTGATAGATTATGAAATGTATATCAATTAACACTTTTTACCTGAATTAATTGACGGAATCAATCATCACATTGATCTAGATTGGAATATCTCTTTAGAAAACTATTTATCATCATTTGACGAAAAGAAAAGAGAAAAATATTTATTAGGTTTATAAAAAGCAAAAGATACATTAAAAGTACCAAGAATATTAGAAGTTTTAGTAAAGAATGGAGAAATAGCTGCAGTTTCATCAGCTTCCGACATCGATTAAAGACCTAGAAACTTATTTAACCCCTCAACCGAATTAAAGGTATTGGGAGGGTTCTTTAATTACATAGTAATTAGAGCAACTAAAAAAGTATTGCCAGGTTTTGTACATGGATTAAATACTGGAGATTTGTAAAAGAAACTTCACACTTCAATGGGTAAGTTTAAAGATCCAGTTTTGGTATCGTGGGACGGTTCATCACATGACAGGAACTAACACGAAGAATTAATTCAAAAAGTAGATGTTAAGGTAATAAAAGGAGTATTCGATAAAGTATTCTCAAAAATGGTAGACAAGTTAGACGTGACCGTAGATCTTAAGAAAGAAATATTTGGCGCATTAACAGAAACCGTTTCTCCATTCATCATGATAAATAAATCAACCAAAAAGATAGAGTTAAAAGGAACAGTTAAAGGTACAGTGTTTTCAGGACATCCCACAAGAACAACATGGGGAAATACACTTAGAGTTCTGTCATATATTAAATATCTCATGAGAAATTCGAACAAAGAATATGAATGTTTTGTCTCAGGAGATGATGCTACTATGATTATTGAGCGTGAAGATTTAGACTACACAATTACAGCCATACATAGAGCATATTGTTTCGGAAGCGTGGGCTTCCACGGATTAGGTTAATAAATTAAAGAAATAATAGTTTCACTCAACAAAATGGACTTTTTATCAAAAACTATCATTTTCGGGACCGATGATTGTTCAGTAACCAGAGACGCATTTAAAGCGATGTTTTAATCACATTTTACTAATAGAGTTGTATACCGAAAGAAGTATCAATTCACCCATGATGATCACAAATAAGCTGTTCTCAATGGTATTTATTCTTGGGGAGCTAAAGCTCCTATCTTCGAAGAAATTTAACCAAAAAGATTTAATTCTGATATTACTTCAGATTACTAATTGAGAAAACATCTTAAAACATATGCTAATGCATATGATGTGAATTATACAATGTTAGAAAAAGCATATATCGATACTTTAGGTGCTGAGTTATACCACAGTCTGAAAGGATGTGGAAAATTCTTATCATAAACCGCTCCACATTAATCATTTTATGTCGGAAGTAGGTCCCTAGCAATAAAACCAACCACAAAAACAAACAATTATGAATAAAAACATCAGAGCTAAGAATAACTAAATTAAAAATCTACAATAGTAACTAAAAACTAGTAGAAATTCTATGAACCAGTAAAAGAAAAAGCAGAATAAGAGAGTCAATAATAACAAGTAATTATCCACTAGACCTATGATCCAAAAGATCGTTGACTAAACAACTAGAAAAACAAATAATTATATCGGGTCTGTAATCTTTCCCGAAAATGGTGGAGGAGCCAGAATACCCACACCTTTTCCTTAAGTATCTTCAGTTTTGCATTATTACTCAAAAGCAGAAGTCAGAACCAACGTTAACGGTATTTCAGAAGTATAATTTTTCCCTTAGATTTAATCTGGGGACGGAAATCTATTCACAATATTCAGTCCAGGATTGGACTTATCGAGTGTTATGTTAGCACCACCTGCAGCTGTAAATGCTGTAGTGGTCACTAAAGCTGCCTTTTCAACAGATAATGTTGCAGGAAAATTTAGAATAGTTTCATCTGTATTAAAGTTTACTTATACCGCATCTATTATTAACAATTAAGGAACAAGAGTTGGAGCATTTGTGCCCACTTATATTAATCAAGTATCACCAGTTTGTACAGATATTTTATTATAAAAGTCAAGAATATCAGATTTCGATAGAGTTGATAAAAATCTTAGAATCATTTGGATTCCATAGGACCCATCTGATGTTACCTATAAACCGTTGACTTAGAATTACAACAGTTTCATGGGTATTAACTTTTAAGGTTGTATACCAAATATCGTTTTAGGTTATGTCGAAACATGGACTAATATAGAATATCTACCAATGGAAGCATTTTTAAATATTGTACAACAGGACTTTACTCTTAGTAATGAAACTTAAATCAATTAAGTATAAAGCATTATCTAAACCAGTCCTAAAGTGATGACCTTGTAAGCCGAAGAAGCTTTAGCTGTTTCAAAGTATATGGATTAATCTGCCGCTACAGTTAGAAACGTAGCAAACTTTGCTGATTCAATGTTACCTATAATCAATCACGTAAGTCCTAAAGTAGGAATGGGGGTCTAACTAGCCTCTAATGTCATAAAATCATTACAGAATGGTTCATTTGGTCTAGGAAGTAGGTCCAACTGATCCAAAGGAGTATTTACCACACATTTTTAAGTAAAGTGACTGACATCATTTTATTTAATTTCATTCCTTAAAAACTATAAATATAAATAAATCG